CTGCGCCGTCAGTGTAGAGCGGCCGGGGTTCCAGGCACTTGGGAAGATGCAAAAAAGGCAGGGCTGACCTGGGAGGCCTGGATGGACATTCTCGACGAAAGGGGCCTTGCCCTGTGAATAAATACGGCAACAAGAAGGCGGTGCGAAATGGCATCACCTTCGACAGTCAGAAAGAGGCCGTACGGTATGACCAACTCATGCTCATGCTGTGTGCCGGAGAAATCAGAGATTTGAAGCTCCAGCCGGAGTTCACACTCCAGGAGGCGTTCACGACACCGCTGGGCGAGCGTGTTCGGGCCATCAAGTACCGGGCCGACTTTGCATACGAGCGCCCTACAGAGCCGGACTGCACAGGCGCTATTCACTGGCTGCCTGTGATAGAAGATGTGAAGGGCTACAAGACCAAAGAATACGAGCTGAAGAAAAAACTCATGGCCGGGCGCGGAATCCATGTGGTGGAGGTGTAGGACATGGACAAGCACTGTGCTGACTGCATCTACAGATGCTATATCACCGCCGGGCTGTACTGCTGCGACTACATAGGCTATACCGGGCATGCCCGCTCTTTGATCTGCCCGCCGGGCGCACGCTGCACAGAGAAAAAGACAGTTCAACGCACCCCGCCGAATCCAAACGGGAGGCCAAAGGCTGTATTTGACGAGGCAACATGTATGCAACTGTACCAGAAGGGCATGAGCGATATCAAGATTGGGAAGCACTTTGGCTTATCAAAAAATCCAATCGCCGCATGGAGGGCTCGGAATAACCTGCCATCAAACAGTAGGTCTCCGCAAGCCAGGATGGCATTTCTCAATGGCCGCTGATAAAGGAGGAACCGAACGGTGGACGATAAGACGCGCGCCCTGCTGGGCGACAACGAAGCGGCTGACGGATGCGGGGGTGCTGCTGCCGTGTATGTGTGGCGGAAAAGCCGGCATGGTTTGTTTTGAAAAGCGCGGAGTCCCGTCTGGGGATATGGGATATTTGGCGTCAATTAAATGCCGGGATTGCTGGATGGAACTGAGACGGTGGGCATTGAAAAAGAAGTGGGCAGAAGCTTCCGCCCGCCTGGCCTGGAACACCCGCGCGCCGATTCTGAGCGCGAAGGAGATGGAGATGCTGGAGGGGATGGAATGAACACGCTGATTTTGTATGCACTTGCTTTTGCGTCACTGATTGTCATCATTGCTGGTGCGGTTTCCGTGGTGGTCATGATTGTGTACTATATCCAAGTCATGTGGTCAAAAATTTCTGCCTGTGCACAGAACACAATGGAGTATTTACGAAACAAGCAAGATTTTGAGGTTTACAAAGCCGACGTGCTCCGCTGGGATAGGGTGAAGCGAGAGAAGGCGTTGAAGTGCTGGGAGTGCGCATATCGGAAAAAGTACATGGACGAGGAGGCCCAGCCATGACGCGGGAAGAAGCGATTTAATAGACTAAATATATCCGGCCTTCTGCCGGGCGGCTTCGATAATTCTCCGCCAGTGTATCATTCTCTTGTCGGGCCAATGCCAGCATGGAGGTGCTGGTACCATCGTTGAAGTGTTGGCGTTGCGTCCGGCAGAGGGCCGGAGGGAAGGACAAGAAATGAAAGTTATCCATAACTATGAGAAGAAGAACCTGCGAAAGTTGGCCAGAAATGAGAATGCAGATTGCACTAAATGCGCTTTTGCTGAAAAGGTACCAGACATTGAAGAAGGATATGTGTACTTATGCCATGCGGCATTATATGACATTAAGACGCTTTCTTGTTTTGTCCCAAAACCGGATAATCAAAAGAGCGAGCTCCCGTGGTACATGAGTATATTTAACCCGAACATATTTGGGCAGGGAGGAAAAGAATGACGATTGATGAAGCTATTCAAAACCGTGAGGAATGCCTGAAATATCTTGAAGGCTTGGGCCAGAAAGCCAGCCAACAAAATGTGGAGGCAGTCCATTGGTCTGTCAGGGCACTAAAAGCCCTCCGCCCCGTCAGCCGGGAGCAGGTGGAGAAGTCGTGGAGGGGTGAGTGGATAGGCATGACTGATGACGATGGATGTACTTGGCAGGAATGTTCAAGGTGTGAACACGACCTTGATAGTATGGAGGAAGCACAAAACTTTTGCCCAGCCTGCGGCGCTCCCATGACGGACGAGGCCGTGGACATCAGATTGAAGGAATTGGAGGCGCTGAACGATGGCAAGGGCGATTGATGCAGACGAACTGCAAGAGCTATGCAACAGGAGAATCCAAGACACATGGAATAGCGGAACAGCTCCTGTATCATGGGCCGCAGCCTATGCGGACTTTAAAGACGATATTGATTCTATGCCCACCCTCACCCCGCCGAATGAGCCGCTGACGCTGGAGGATGCCAAGAAAGAACGGTATATTTGGTTTACCCCGCTGAATGACTGGGCGAAAGTAACGCCTTTCGGGATGCTGTTCTTCGGATCTGAGGAACTGATGAATTGGGAAACCTTGTGCGAAGAGTGGGGGTATAGGTTCAAAGCCTACCGCAGCCCGCCGGAGGTATCGCCATGAGACGCCAATACACCCGCCAGGAGCTAGAATCCATCACCCAGGAGACCGCAATCTACATTGAGGGAGCAGGCATAGCGCAACTCCAATGGGGCGGTTTGGAGATTGCTCAGGGCGTGAAGGACGGGTACCTATACTGCAAGCATATCAAACCGTTTAGCCTGGAACTATACGGCCAATACTGGACGGCCTTTGATGGGCCGCCGGAGGAGGGAAAGTGATGGACATTGAGAAGCTGATTGAGCAGTTAAACGGATATTTTGAAGGGAAGGACCTGAAAAGAGGCGTTGCCCTTGATGCCGCCACTGCTCTCTCCGCACTCCAGGCCGAAAACAAGAAGCTGCGGGCCGAGCTAAAAAGTAAGGTGGACTTAGTATTTCAACAGGCGAAAGAACTTGATAGGAGGCACTTGCTATTACAAGAGCAAGAGGCCGAGCTGGAGCGGGTGAAACGGGCTCTCGCTATGATGTGGTTTGCGTATGTCAACAGCGACAAAGAAACCCCGCATAGCTACGAGACCGATGCGTTGGAAGAGGCAGAGCATATCTTGGGTCCCTGGGCTAAGTGTATGCCGAAGTATCTAAGGCGCGGCCCGGAGGAGGGGTGAGCATGGAGAGACTGACATACTGGTGTGACAATGGGCATGGTGGTGGAAAATGGTTTGTAGCTATCGATGCCGAAGGAGGAGAAGATTACGGTCCGCACGTTGACCGCCTCGCAGCCTATGAGGAGACTGGCTTGGAGCCGGGGGAAATCGAACAGCTCAAAGGTGAAGCATTTGGTCTGAGAGTGGACAAGCAAGAGCTTGAGCAATATCGTGCTCTCGGCCCCATTGACCGCCTCCGCGAACTGGCCGAGGCCGCACTACGGAGGGAGCAGGATGGCTGAGTACATCAAGCGAGAGGACGCAATCGACCTGTTTTGGACGGTAGACACGGAAAACAACGGGGATGACGGATATACCGTTGTCATAAAATTCGGGAGGTGTTATGACAGCAACGAAATCGAGGCCCTGTTATCCAAACTCCCCGCCGCCGACGTTGCGGAGGTGAGGCACGGGAGATGGGACGCGTCTGACAGATATAAGTTTTTAGACGGAAGCACTTGTATTCGGTGCACTGAATGCGGCGCGGCATTACATCTGGACGAATACCAAAAGTACCATTGGCACTACTGCCCCAACTGCGGCGCTTTGATGCGGGAGGACGATAATGGCAAGGAATAAGTACGGCGGAATAAATGATATGCCAACTGGCTGGACGACATCCAAAGAGAATAAGCGAGTATACGCTCTTTGGTTTGAGAGGAACTAAGTGTAAAGGCTATACTATTGCCCGCATGGACGAGGAGGACGAGCATGAGGCTGATTGATAGAAGCGAACTACTCGATAAATTCAATTTGGAATGTAAAACTGCTCAAGAGCGATATATGGCATTGATAAACGCCCCTACCATCTCCGCCGTGCCTGTGGTCAGGTGCCGGGAGTGTATATATGCCACCAGACCGGGAGACAACATCGTCTACTGTGACAATTTTGAGCGTGACATGATGCCGGACGATTATTGTAGCGTTGGAAAACGAAAGGAGGCCAACATAAAAGAGAAATGCCCTATTTGTGATTACGATATTGAGCACTGCCAATGCTGTTTCGGCGGGTCTGCTCATCCAGATAG